TGAGTATAAGTGACTCCGGTGTTAGGGGTTATGGAGTTTCTCACTCTGAGCTTTGTGATGTTATTGGTGATGGCTCTATATGAGTTATCTATTAATCCGGTTAACTGAGAATACAAGAAATTCATGTTAAACTGATTCAAGTTACTTGAGATCTCAGATAACGTGCTCATTACAATAGAGCGGATCGAGTCTGGAGATATATCCGATCTGGCTGGGTCATAATACACAGAGGATGTCAACTCGATATTCAGAATGGATGCATCTATAAACTGAGGAACGACCGTCAAGACAGATCGATTTTCTCTGAGCCAAGCGACCATAGAATCTTTTTCTTCGGTGGTGAATTTTGCTCTACCCACGGGCTTGGAGGAAATGAATACTTTTCCGTAAATCGGAGGATTATTATCTTCTCCGCCCCATGCCTTGATGGATTCGATTAGCGGATTATGTTGCTTCAAAATCACCTCGTAATCGCTAGCTGTTACCGCTCGATGTTGGGTTTTATAGTATCTTGGGGCGTTGAATTTGATAGAGTCTCTGGTCTCTTCATCCGCTCCATTTGTGGATGCCCCGGTGGACGTCACGGAATAGTAATAATCTCCCGCCCATCCGCCGGCGTAATAGAAATCGCGGCATCCATTAGCCACAATACCAGCAGTCTTGTAATAGGTAATCACCACTCTGCTTCCGTTTGCTGGACGCTTTCCGATTGCGCCGTCCCCAAAGAAAAGCTCATAATAAAGATCTTCTCGCTGTTTGACAAAGAATACTGAATCTGTGGATTTGATTCTGAGAACATCATCTGCTGCGTTGAAAACAGAGAAAATGTTGGAATTTGGTTGGTCATATACCTTGACGTTAATCCTCGTCATATCCACATCTTTTTCTGGGATAACGTAATTAGAACTATCTGAGGTGATATAATTCTGAGAAAGGCTCTCACCTTGAATAACTTCCAGATTATTAAAGATAAACTGGTTTGCTGTGTTGCTTACGGTTACATCTGATGTGGTGAGAAAGACATATTCTACTTTATCAATTTCCGATCTAAATGCTGTATTCTTGGGCATTGTTACCGAAGATGGATTATTGGGTACGTTTGAGACTGTGACGTTAATCCTTGCAGTAGAAGCCAGCTTGGATCTCGGAGTATATCCGATGGTTTTAGCTAGAGACGTCACGCTGGACAATTTGCTGGCGCTCTCCAAGAACATCTCATTAACCGCAAAATTGGTATAGATTGCGTTGTAATGAGTATTATATGCAAGGACATCCAGAAGGATACTCAGTGCAGATCCCTCAAAATCAAAGTCTGTAAAGTTGCTTTGCCCACGGAGAAACTCCTTTAGGGAGAGCTTAATAGCATCAAAGTCCAACTCATCTACAGTGATTTGTCTATTTAGATTATTCATCTAGTTCTTTCTAAAATTATATTAGCTGTCAATTGAGTTAACGTATTCTTGACTTTGACGTGTACCTTGACATAAACTTTATTATTATCCGGCGAATCCAAAACAACCACATCCTCTACGTCCACTCTGGGTTCGTATATTTTGAGAACATCTAAGATCGTTCTCCTGATCACAATGGAGAATTGAGGATCGTCGACTAAATCAAATAGAAGCTGATTGACCGGAGATCCAATCTCACTATGGAATAGCCGTTCATAGAAATTAGTCAGGACCAAGTTTTTCACCGCAAACAAGATTGCCCTGGTGTCATTATTAGTCATGATATCACCCGTTACAGGATTTGCTGTGAAATTAGGATCAATATCGACAAAAGTTTTTGTTTTCATATCAGGACAAATGCCCCATTTTTGATTACCACATTACGTGCTGCATCCATGGTGAGAGATTGATTAGAGTTCTCACCCTCTTTAAACGCAACGTGAATCCACGTAGACGACCCCTTGTATTCCAAGATAAGCTGTTTATATGCCGGCAGAAGCTTCTGAATCTCTATGATAGCCTCATAATGCTGCTTTCTCGAGAATCCGCTCAATTGAATATCTGCCGCGCATCCAGTTAAGTGATCGGATTTTTTAGATCCTCCAACAGATGTATTTACTGCTTGCGATCGCCAGATGCTTGTCATCTTCATGTTTGGATATTTTGATGCAATGACATCCAGGACGTTGGTTGAGAGCTTTTGCATGTTGCAGACGATCTGCAGCGCGGGGACGCCATAATGTACGGATCCCGGAGCTGGAGCGCCAGATGAACCAACGGAAGTCAAATCCCCTAGCCTGTACCTCTTGCTCATGATTAGGGTGGGTTTGATGTCGTCATCCTTGAGACCAGCACAGCCCGTTGGTGGTTTGTTATCTGGGGGTTTTGTTTCCGCAGCAGCTTCCTCTTTCTTTGCCTCTGGGTCCGTTGGCGTCAGATCTTCCTCAGTCTTTTTGCCGGAAGCCAGCATTGCATTATTGAACTCTGTAGGATCTCCTTCTTCTGGAGTCTCGTAGTTGGCATCCTCTTCTGAGAATCGAGTTGGTGTCACCAAGGTACCAAACTGTACGGGCTGACCTCTCTCGCTTGGGATCTGAACATCCGATGCTACGCCAGAGTTCAACCAGATATTTGGAGCATCCACGGAAAAATCTCCGCCAGAGTGGAACTTTACGTGCCCACCAACGCCAAACTCCATGTTTCCTGTTACATCTGTGGTTAGGTTTCCGAGAACTTCAATGTAAGAATTGTTCTCAATCCTTACTCTGCTATCTCCCTTGATGGTAACAAAGCATTGCCCCTTGATCAAGACATGCCCATTACGCTCCAGGATCTCATAGTCATCTCCAACAATCCGAGTGACGCGCGTTCCGTTGCAATCCACTTCCTCATAAGTTCCCACCGTATGATACGTCTGGATGCGCTCATTGTTTTTCGTATCGTCCCATTCCTCTACGTGCCCAGATTCTGTAATTCTGGTTTGGTTGAATGGGTACTTGGCATTGTATGGAATGGTGGGTTGGTCCCACGTCACACCAAATGCGGTAGTGACGCCTGTGACTCTAGCTGCTTCTTTGACGGATACAATGGTCTGAGCAATTTTCTGGTGTCTAGCCAGTCTATGTGTATCCGGCTCATTAAGCCAATCCTTCTTCGGATAGACTCCATTTGGATCCCTAAATCCATCCGCCGTTACAAAGGTGTGCGTCTCCGATCCTTGAGATCCTGAGGTGGCGGTTGTTGTGTTTTCCTTGTCCTCTGGGAGAACTACAGGATTGTCCGTAGATCTATTTTCCGCAGAAGTAGACTCCGTCTTATCTGGAACATTTTCAACGCCAGAGGCATCTTTCTTAGGTATGCCATTTTTGAGGAAGAGCTTCTTCTCTTCCTCTCTTCTTTGTCTGGAAAGAGGATCTGTTGATGCAGACCCAGCTGAGTTTGCTCCCAGCGTGTAATAGGAGGATCCGCTGGTTCCGTTTCCATCTACACCAACAACGCCATTCTTAAGCTTCTGAGCACCACCCGTTCCCAAAAGATGGGAGGTTGCTAGATACCCAGATTTCTCTCTCTGATCAGACCCGGCAGTTATAACACCCTGCTTGATCAATCGTTTTTCATTCATTGCGAGTTCTGCGTCCATCGCAGATTCTTGCACTTGACTGTTGTTCAGGAAATCCTGCTTGGATGTAATCCCATCTTTGCCGGTGAAGACGCTGGGATCGTTGAGCATCGCGTTGGTTGTTCCGCGCTTGACGTAGCCCAGATCCGTTAGCATCGCTGCACCCATCTGATACTTGCCGATGTACCCACCGGAGTTTTGAGCCTGATAGTTATTGGACGATTCTCTCTTACCCAGAGCATCTTTAAGTGCCTGATTGGGATTTGATGCGGCAGTCCCAGAGACAACTGCAACGTTCGTGCTTGGTATCAGAGCTGCTGCTTCCTCATACTTCCCGGAGTTGAGCGCGGACATGTACTTGGTTTTTGTGACCTGATCCACACCCGAATCTGCCATGAGGGACACTGTAGCATCAAACATCCCTTGGGTGATAGGAACCTTGATGGCACTTTTTGTTGCTGATTCTGCGGCGGAGATTGCCGCATCTGTAGCTACCGGTTTGTATCCCTTAATCTTAGCTCGCCCCTCATCGGATAGGGACATTTGGGATGGCTTCTTGATGTCCGCCTCGGCTGCTGCTTGCTGTTCCGTAGGCTTGGCGGTCTCTACGGGGTTTCCTTGACTATCCACCACAGGAGATCCATCTGAGGATACCAATCCACCCGCAGTAGATGCGGTGCTGGTGATGTTCTCAACCTTAAGGTTCTCGAATTCTTCGGGTATTCCTCCGACGGTTCCGATGATGATTGGGTGCTGTTTGAACTCATCTCGAAACACAACCATACACCACGTTCCCTCAACGGGACCCGTGGGGCTATAGCCAATGCCATTCATTGCCGCAGAGTGGGGCGGTTGCATTGGATATGCCCATGGCAAATCTGCTGTGGGCAGGACGGTCTTATCTTCAGAGTGGATACCAACCACTCGAACGCGACATCTTCCCAACTTCAGTGGATCGGAGTCTCGATTTTCCACTACCCCAAAATGCACGGATGTGGTTAAGTTAACGGATGGGTTGAATTTCATATTTTTCTCGTTGCTATCGTGCTGTCTTTGCTGAGTTCTAGCGTAGCGACATGTCCGGCACGTAGAAATTGATGAGCAATGCTGGTTATAATGTAGTGGCCACTTATGATATAATCCTTAATATCATCGGAATCCTTCATAATGGGTATTGGTCTGTTGACATCCAGATAAATCTTCTGCCCTACAGTATAATCCGTTCTACCCAAGACGTCTATTTGGACCTTAAATTGCAGGAGATCCGCAAACGTAGAATGGCGTTTCTGCAGAAACTTTGAATCTGTCACGTCGTTTAGATCGTGATTATTGTAGTATCTGGAGGATGTTATTCTCACGGCTCCCGCGGTGGAATATGTTTCCCCCGTAAATCCAAAGTTGGGATTTAGCTTAGTTCTGCTATCTTGATCTCCCTGCCAGCGGATATTCTTGTATTTCTTTGTTAACAGATCGTGGGTAATGAGATCAGACTTGAATCCGCCCGCTTGGTGTATTCTGGTATAATCAAACAACCTATCAAACTTCAACTCCAGGAATACAGGCCAATCTCGATTTGGTGATCTTTTTGTTTCTCCTAGAGATATGGCGTTGACGTTTGTATCTACGTCCGTTATATAATCCGATCCTACAAACTTCTGGAATACGGGCTGAGATGCCAGAAAATCCAAAGAGTGATAATTAAATCCCTTCCTGGAGTTATAGAAAAAATAGAGCGGAGAATTTTTAGCACTAATCGAGTGCAATTTGCAGTATTCGATATTTTTAATCGGAGACCAGAAATTGGATGTGTATTTTATCTGCTTTGAGGATGCTTCTTTGTTAAATGGCAGAGTCGATTGCATATACTCTCGGAGCATTTTCTCGGCAATTTCGTCCCCTGTTCCGGTAAACGTCTTGGAGATTGTCCTGTGTAGATCCTGAGCATATTCCGCTTGAACCTAGTTTAGGACGTATGACTGCAATCTGTCATTTCTCATTTCCCTTCTATCTATAGATTCTATCAAGAAGATTAATTCAATTTGGGTGTCTTTGGGTAATCCAGGAGTTTCAATCTTCAGCTTGAATAGATCTCGACCAAACTGCCCAGATTCTCCAGGCAGGTCATATGTATCCAACATAACCACCGTGGCTGTGGAGAATGGCTTATAAAGATCCTCATATAGGATAACAGATTCAATTTGCTGCGCCACGCCAATCGTAGTTCCTCCGGAGAACATCCAATTGGCCTCCACTATATTGTATTCGCCTGCTTGCCAGATTGCGCCGCTCATCTTTGGATAACCTCAAACGCGGATTGAAACTCATCAACAACTTGATTAATCAACCTTATATCAATCAACTTGATTCTACGCTTGCTGTTGTTGACTTTATATTCATAATCTTTATTGGAGATTACCTTGGCATACGGCACGGAAGTTGAATCATCCACTCCTGTTTGAGTGTTGACTTTGTAGAAGATATTCCCATTGGCATCTTCATAATGTGGATTCCCAAAAATGATATGCTGGTCGTTCTCATTTCCAGACCCATATTTTTCGGTTATATAGGCATCTAGAGTATCCGAGTCCATGGGCCAATCATAGAAGTAATCGTAGCGTTGGTTATAGACCATAATGACCCAGTGCAATAGTGGGTCTTTATAAACTTTCTCAGCAATAAACTGAGGAGTTTCTCCATCCTCAATATCATATTCGTTGTAGAAGTCGATTCCTTCTACTAATTCCTGGACGAATCTGACGTTTAGAGCTATATCCCGAACAACAACCAAGCGATTTTCGCCGGTGATATTGAAGTTGTATAGGATCTTAGGAAATTCTGCAAAATATTTCATCATATTATATTCCAGACTTGTAGAATGGAGATGTTTCTTTTGTTGGAACTGCCAGTTCTTTGAATGTCATTGCGACGTTAATTTGGGTGGGCATTCCATTATCAAAAGTGACAAATTGCCCGTTAGGTGTGTAATTAACGGTGAAATTAGTAAGGACGGCAGTCATCTGTTTCTCGAGATACTCGTTCTCTTTATCCTGTCTGTAGTATTTGATATCAAACTCGGAAGGATAGATGTATAGGAAGTTGTCTGCTTTTAGATATTCTGGGAGCATGTGATATCTAAACATGCGCACGATATTCAGGACATTTTTTCCTTCCGCTTCGCTTTTTGGTGAGAATTGGAAGTTAAATTGGAATGTTCTAAAATCTACGCTTTTGAATAACTGCTCGGATTTGGAGTTTCCGTATGTTACTCCTAGAGCTTTTTCTGCAAAACGCATCTGCCCGGATTTGAAGGCATCATTGGCGATTTTACCCACTAATGCAGACCCAACATCTGATGCTGCGGATTTCATATTTCCGCCTTTCATTGCCTTATTAGCAGCTCCGGCAAGTTGATCATAAATAGCAAGACCGGACATATCTTCTGTGTCCCAATTGACGCTATATCCGGTGGTTAACTCGTTAGGCATGTATAATGAGATTGCGCTGGTCAATCTCTTATATTTCTCGAGAACCGTGGCTCTAATTCCCAGTGCCTCTATACCGGACCGTACAGTGCCCACATTAGAAAGTTCTTTAATTTTATCGCCCGACTTTGACATGTATTTGTTGGGAGGAAGATCCGTTGTTCCAGTACCAAATTGGACATTATCTGCTCCTTCATCAAACATCTGGGAATATACCTTCCCCGTTGCTACGGCGCTATTTGCTGGGACATTTATGAAGAAGACAACTTTATGGCCGCCATATTCCTCAGAAATATCCAAATCAATCGGGTATTGCAGGTTGGCAACGACGTATTTGTTGGTGTCTCCCTCTACACCAGATACCGTGCCTTGACTTTTGTTTACGAATCCCATTGATAAATACCTGTAAAGTAATTCTATATAGGGTATTTATCACATATGGCGCACCCAAAACCCAGAAAATGGGTCCCAAAACATCCAGAAAAGTATGTTGGAAATCTGCACAATATCATTGCCAGAAGTTCCTGGGAGGTCAAGTTTTTGAATTATTGCGATAACCACCCAGAGATTCTAAAGTATGCGTCAGAAGAATTGGTCATCCCATATTTTAGCCCAGTTGATCAGCGCTGGCATAGGTATTATGTGGATTTTGTCATGCTGGTTAGGACAAAATCCGGAGAAATTAAGAGATTTGCAGTTGAGGTAAAACCCTTCGCCCAGACGCAAATGCCAACGTTGCAACCCAAGAACTCCAAACAGAGAATGCGATTAATTAATGAGATTAGCACATACGCAGTTAACCAAGCAAAATGGAAAGCGGCGCAGGACTTTTGCGGGAAGAAGGATATGGAATTTGTTGTCATCACAGAAAAAGAATTATATAAATGAGCACCCTAGATAAAATTTTAATCACCCCAGAAGCAGTCCGAACTTCTCGGGTGTGGTTTGATAATCAAATTCAAGCAGCCGCGAAACTGCGACT